GCCGGCATGGGCTTTGACGACGTCAAGGCGATTGGCGCCAAGATCGGGCTGGAAGCCTGCATGCTGGGCGAGGAGCTTCTCATCCTTGGCGGCAATACCTCGGTGCCGCTCGGCACCACACCGACGCCGACCTTGGTGCCCTCGACCGCGGGCGGCACGCTGACGGCGGCCGGCAGTCCGTATAGTGTCATCTGCGTTGCGCTCACGCTCGATGGTGTCGTCAATGGCAGCGTCGCGGGCGGCATTCAGGGTGCGATCACGCGCAGCAACGCCGATGGCTCCTCCGACACGTTCGGCGGCGGTGCCGCCGGCAAATCGGCGAATGCGACGGCAACGATTTCTTCCGGCACGACCGGTTCGATCGCGGCGACTGTTGCCGCGGTGCCCGGCGCGATGGGTTACGCCTGGTTCTGGGGCGCTGCGGGCAGCGAAGTCCTCGGCGCGATCACCACCATCAATTCGCTCGTGATCACGGCCAACGCGACCGGCACGCAGCCGGCGGCTTCGCTCGGCGTAGGCGACAATTCCACGAACGCGCTCGTGTTCGACGGCCTGCTATATCAGGCCTTCAAGCCGGGCTCGAACGCCTATGTGCAATATATGCCGACGGGTACGGCAGGCGCCGGCTCGGTCTTGACCGGCGACGGCGCCGGCGGCGTGGTCGAAATCGACGCGGCGCTGAAGAACCGCTGGGATACGTTTCGCCTCTCGCCCGACACGATGTGGGTCGGCTCGCAGGTTGCCAACGATCTGTCGAAGAAGATTCTTGCCGGCAATGCCAATGCGGCGCAGCGCTTCGTCTTCGAGAGCGAACAGGGCGCGCTGGGCGGCGGCGTGATGGTGCGGACCTATCTCAACAAGTTCTCGATGGCCGGGCCGAAGACGATCGACATCCGCGTGCATCCGAATATGCCGGCCGGCTCGATCCTGATGACATCGCGCACTCTGCCCTATCCGCTGTCGAATGTCGGCAATGTCGTGCAGGTGCGCACGCGGCAGGACTATTACCAGATCGAATGGCCGCCGCGCGCCCGCCGCTACGAGACCGGCGTCTATGCCGACGAGGTGCTGCAGCACTATTTTCCGCCGTCGATGGCGGTGATCTGCAACATCGCCGCGGGCTGATCCGCTCGGAAGAGGGACCGACGATCAGAAGCTCGGGAAAACCGATGCCGTGATTGCCGACAGTGTACATAAATGACTGCGAGCCTGGCTCGTCACGCTCGGTCCCGCCGACCGCCTGGATGGCTGCGGCCGTGTTTGGCGATATGGTCGCGGATTTTTTGGCGGATTTTCAGCCATTCCTGTTCGATCGTCATGGCACGCGCCCCGCCAGGCCGCCATAACATAACCGATACGAGGCTCCCATGAAACTGAAAGCGCCGGAAGGCGCCGGCGACCCTTGCGTCGCGGGCGCTGTGATTGGATCGCGTGATGGTCTCTACGAGGTCGAGGCCGAGATTGCCGCGTTATTGATCGAGTGTTTTGGCTTCGCGCCCGTCGAACAGGGCGAGTCTGTGCCGGCAACGGTCAGTCGCGTTGGCGCGGCCGCGCCGCGGCGGCGCGCGTCCGCCAAGAAGCTGGCGGCGGAGGTCTGACACATGGCGGCATCCGATCTCGCTGCGCTCTCCGATGTGAAAGCCTGGCTCTCCGGCTCGAGCGGCATCGGCTCATCCGACGATGCGCTGCTGGCGCGCCTGATCACCGATGTCAGCGGCGCGATCATGGCCTATCTCGGCAGGCCCTCGCTCACGCCGCGCAGCTTCGTCGAGCGGCTCGATGGCGACGGCAAGACGCGGCTGTTTTTGCGCCGTTATCCGGTGCTGGCGATCAATTCGCTCTTGATCGACAGCCAGGCAGTCACAGCGGTTCCTGTCCCGACCGCCGGCTCGCCTTGCGACAACGGCTATTTGCTCGAGCCGTGGGACGGGCTGCCGCCCGGCCGGTTGCAGGCGCTCGACGTTTTCGGCACCTGCTTTCACCACGGCCGGCAAAATGTCGTCGTCGGCTACACCGCCGGCTATGCGGTCACCGCCGAGAGCGCGACCGTGCCAGCGGCGCCCGGACCTTATTCGGTGACAGCGGCCGTGCCGTTCGGCCCATGGGCAAGCGACAGCGGCGTCACATATGCGAATGGCCTCGCGCTCACGCCGCTGGCGGGCAACCCCTCCGCGGGTCAATATGCGGTGGCAAGCGGCGTCTACACCTTTGCCGCGGCGGACGCCGGCGCGAATGTGCTGCTCTCGTACGGCTTCATTCCCGCCGCAATCAACAATGCCTGTATCGAATGGGTGGCGGAGCGTTATCGCTATCGCACGCGCATCGGCCAGAGCGCGCAGACCGTTGCCGGCCAGCAGACGGCGTCCTATAGCCTGAAAGACGTTCCGGACTTCATCCGCGCTTCGCTCGATCCTTACCGCAGCGTCGTCGGCGTGTGATGGTCGACGTCGAATTGACGGGCGGCGCGAGCGCTGCGCTCGCGGCGCTGCCCGAGCGTCTGCGTGCGGCGCTGTCCGCCAAGGCCGCTGTGCTTGCCGGCGCGCTGCAGGGGAGGATCCAGCAAAAACTTGCCGGCACTGTCCTCAATGCGCGGAGCGGCGCGCTCGCCCGGGCCATCGCGACGACCATCGACGACACGTCGGGCGGCGTCTGCGTCAGCATTGCCGCTGACAGCAAATATGCCGCCATCCACGAATTTGGCGGCACCATCCTGCCGCACCAGATCGTGCCCGACAAGGCCAAGGCACTCGCGTTCCTGGTCGGCGGCAAGCAGGCCTTCGCCATGCGCGTGAATCTGCCGGCGATCGCCATGGCGGAGCGTTCTTATCTGCGCTCATCGCTCGCCGAGATGGCGGATGAGATCAAGGCAGGATTAAGCGAGGCGATAGCGGAATCGCTCAGCTGAGAGCTTCAGGCGTTCGTCTCAGCCTTCACTGCAAAAATCGCCTGCCGGCGATGCCGGGAGCGCGTGCCAGCCCCGACACCGGGAGCGGCACACCCTGAGCTGCCGTTCCTGGAAGGACTGCCGCCGAAGCTTGCTCCGTACACCGGCGGAAAACCGTCTGGTATCCTTCGGCTGCCGAACGGCAACATGCCGCTGCAAAGCGGATATGATGGGTCGGCCCAGTCAATACCGGTGCGGAATATCCTGAGCTTCGACGAGCTGAGGCGGACAGCTCTTCATTTCCTTGCAACAGGCGAGCGGAGCGATGCTGTCGCCTGGGAATCCGTATGCTCAGCCAAGCGGCTGTTGCGGCGCGATGGCGCACGTTGCTTCGATCTCGCGCTGCCTCGTGACGACACCTACGGCCAACTGAAAGGCAAGCGCGATGACTGCAGTCAGCCGCGAACAGATTTCCGTCGCCTTTTTCAATCTCATCAGAAGCGCAGCAAGTTTCACCGCGGCCAGCCGACGCTTTGTGCATTGGGATCAGGTCAACGAGACGCAGATGCCGTTCTTGACCATGCTCAAGACCGGCGAACAGCGTGGCCGGCAGGGCGAAGGGCTGCCGACGCTCACCATCAATGCGCACGTCTTCATCTATCTCACGGCCGGCATGGATCCGGACGACGTGCCGGACACCGCGATGAATGCGCTGCTCGATGCCATCGACGCGGCGGTGGCGCCGAGCGGTGCCGATGGACTCAACGGCAACCGGCAAACGCTCGGCGGCCTGGTTTCGCATTGCTATCCCTTCGGGCCGGCCTTCATCGACACCGGCGATGTCGACGGCAAGGCCGTCGCGGCGATTCCGTTCCAAATTCTTGTTCCTTGAATCGGCGTACGGTGGGCCGAGCAAAGCGAAGCTCCGTACAGTGAAGTCTAATAGCCAGCACGGCGTGAGGGCGGCGCATTGCGCCTTTGGCCCATCATGCGTGCGATCCGCCTCATACGATCCTCTCATCAGGAGAATCTCATGACTCAATTTGCGTTTGGCTCTGGTACGCTGATCGGCAAGCGCACCGACGTGACCGGTGCGCCGCCGTGCCTTCTTGGCACGCTGCAAGATGTCTCTATCGATTTTGACCGCAAGATCGAGACGCTCTATGGCCAATACAATATGGCCGTTGCGGCCGGCGGCGGCGAGTTCAAGATCAGCGGCAAGGCCAAGTTCGCCCGCCTGCAGGCGACGCAGATCAACAACCTCTTTCTTGGCCAGACGCTCACCCCGGGCAGCATGCTCGAAATGACGACGGGCGAGACCGACACTGTCGTCGCCGGCGCCGTGACTGTCGCCAACAGCGCCACTTTCGTCGAGGATTTTGGCGTGTTCTATGCGTCGACGGGCGTGCAGCTTTCGCCCGTCAGCTCCTCGCCCGCCCAGGGCCAATACAGCGTGTCGGTCGGCGTCTATTCGTTCAACAGCGCCGACAATGGCGCCGCGGTGCTGATCTACTACAGCTATACGGTTTCCTCCGGCAACAAGATCAGCCTTGCCAATCAGCTCGCCGGTCCGCTGCCGACGTTCGAGGTGTCGGTAAAGGAGACGTTCAATTATTTCGGCAACACGAAAGATCTGGTGGTCAAGCTCAATGCCTGCGTGTCGCCAAAATTGTCGCTGCCGTTTTCGAACCAGAAATTCACGGTGGCGGAGTTTGACTTTCAGGCGATCGCCGATGCTTCCAACACCATCGGCACGATCAGCCTGAGCGAGTAGGGGCGGCCTGTGAGCCTCGAGCTTGACCAGACGATCAATCTCGCATCGGCACGCGCAGTGCGGCTTGGCGGGCACGAGTTCCAGGTCGCGCCGCTCAGTCTGCGGCAGATTCTCGCGATTGCCGATTACGTCCCGAAACTGTCCGGCATCGGCGTCGAGACCATGTCCGGCGAGCGGCTGATGCCGCTGGCCGAGGTGCTGTGGCATGGCCTGCGCCGGGCTCATCCCAAGTTGACGCGGGAGGAGTTTCTCGACCTGCCGATCACCATCGCCGAGCTGGTCACGGCCCTGCCGGTCGTCATCGAGCAGGCCGGCGGCAGGAGAATGGATGGTGCTGCGGGGGAAGTGGTAGCGGCGAGCGCTTCGACGCCGTCGACTGGCGCGCGCTCGTCGCCGAGCTCGTAATCGAACTGCACTGGACCCGCGACCAGGTTCTCGACCAAGTCGACATGCCGTTTCTTGAGGACCTGCATCGCGCCTGGGCGGACTGCCCGCCGCTGCGCAAGATGGTGGCGGCCCTGCTCGGACTTAAGCCGCGGGCGAAGGCGTCGAGGGACTATCGCGAGCTGCTCGCAATGTTTCCGAATGGGACGATCAGGTGACCCACGATGGCCGATGACAATTCAGTCGTAATCAAGTTCAGCGCAGTCACGGACGACGCGCTTGCAGGCATTGAGCACGTTCACGAATATCTCTCGGATCTTGCCGAACCGCTGACAGGATTGAGGGAGAATATCGAACAATTGGGAAAGACATTCGGCACGCGGTTGCCGCCTGATCCGCTCACCGGCCTTGTGGGTGAGCTGGAGGATGCCGGTGCAGCGGCGCAATGGGCCGCTTTGCAGGCGCAAGGCCTCGGAGCTCAACTCAAACTCGTGCAGGACAATTTTGCCGTACGAAAGATGTTGCTCGGCGAAGAGGCCAAGCAATTTCAGATCACACAGGATCAGAAGTTCGAATTGCTGGAAGAGGAGACCAAAAAGGAACTTGAGGCCGAACGCGCTCTCATTGCGGAAAAGATCAAGCTCAGTAGTCAGGAAGGCAAGGAAAAAAGCGTCCTTTACGACAGGCTGGTCGTTCTGGCGGCCAAACAAAGCACGGAGATGACGCGCCTCGAACAGCAAGCAATGGCGGTGCGGCAGGCCATGTGGAACAGCTATCTTTCGACCGTGACCAGCGCATTCAATTCGCAGCTGCGCGGCCTGTTGGAGGGCACGACGAACTGGCACGCCGCCATGAAGAAGATGCTCGAAGACCTGACGATCAAGTTCATCGAGGCAGTCGAGCAGATGGCGGTGAAATGGGCCGCGGGCGAGCTCGCCAAGACCGCCGCGACAACGACCGGTGCCGCCGCGCGTGCGGCGACAGAGCAGGGCGCAGCGAGTGCCGGGCTCCTGGCCAATGCCGCCGCCGCGGTGAAAGCGATCATGACTGACGCGGCGCAGACATTTGCCGGTGTGTTCGCGTTTCTGGCGCCGACCATGGGCCCGGCCGCCGCCGGGCCCGCGGCCGCGGCGGAGGCCTCTGTCTCGGCAGCCGCCATCTTCGATGTCGGCACCGACTACGTGGTGCGCGGCGGCTTGGCGCTCATTCATCCCGGTGAGACGATCATTCCCGCGGCGCGCGGCTCCGGACCGTTTACCGGTGCAAATATTTCGCCCCAAGTGCATGCGCCGGTGAGCATCAATATCTCCGCGCTCGATTCACAGAGCGTGTCGCGCTTCTTCAACGACAATTCCACACACCTGCTGCGCGCCATCAATGACGCGGTGAAACGCGGCGCGCATTTGGGGTTGCGTGGATGAGCGGCCACGTCATCGGCCCTCCGTGTTTCCCGCACCGGGAAAGGGAGAGAACAATGTCAAGCAAGCTGCATATTCTCGCCGCTCGCAACCAGGTGGGTTCATGACGACGCCGCCGACATTGCCGTCGGTGCCGGGCCTGACGTGGTCGCGGCACAAACGCCCGCGCTTTGCGACCCGTGTGGCGCAGCATGTGTCCGGTCGCGAGGTGCGCGTGCCGCTGATGGCCTATCCGCTCTATGAGTTTGAGGCGGTCTATGGCGGCCTTTCCTCGTCCGCGAGTCCGGCAGGCGCGCAAAGCGGGCTCGGCGCGTCGAGTCTGCAGAGTCTGATGGGCTTCTTCCTGCAGCTGCAGGGCCAGTTCGGCACATTTCTTTACGTCGATCCCGACGACAACAGCGTCACCGGCCAGTTCATCGCCTATGGTGACGGTATCAGCACCTCGTTTATCGTCGGCCGCACCTTGGGCGGATGGAACGAGCCGGTCGGCTGGCTTGTCGCGATTGCCAACGTCTATCTCAACGGCACAGCGCAGCCGCCGAACAGCTACAGCATCACGGCACCAAACAGCGTGACATTTGCAGCGGCACCCGCGAGCGGCGTCGCGATCACTGCAGACTTTTCCTACGCCTTCCAGTGCCGCTTTCTCGACGACCACATGGATTTCGAGGAATTCATGTCAAGCCTTTGGAGGCTCGGTGCCGTCAAGTTTCGGAGCGTCAAATCATGATCTTGCGCCCGCTCAACGGCGCGCGCGAACGCATGTTGCGGCATTTTGGCGAAGGAGCGTAAGATGAAATCGACCTCCCCTGCGCTGCTCGCCTACTTGAATGCTGCGCGCGCCGGCGCTGATGTTGGGCTGTTGATGGCTGATGGCTTCATCTTCACGCTGCGCTCCGGCCTGGTTCTGTGTTACACCAATATCGATCTCACTTTCAGCTATAACGGTCGCACGTTTCTCGGCAATTCTATTCTGATCAGCGGCCTGAAATATAAGGCCTCAATCGGGCTCGAGGTCGATCAACAGCAAATTACGGTCTCTGCGCGCAGCACGGACACGATCGCCGCCGGCGCGCCCTTTCTGCAGGCGCTGCGCGATGGCGCTTTCGACGGCTGCGAGATCGAGCGCGATCGCATCTTCTTCTCCGATCGGCTGGGCGGTACGGCAATCGGCGCGGTCACCTTGTTCAAGGGGCGGCTCGGCACGGTCGACCAGATCGGGCGCACCGGCGCGAAGCTGACGGTGAATTCCGACCTGGTGCTGCTCGATATCGACATGCCGCGCAACATTTATCAGCCGACCTGTCTGCACACGCTCTACGATTCCGGCTGCACACTGGTCAAGAGTACGTTTGGTACCAACGGTACCGTAGGTGCCGGCTCGACCGCCTCGATCATCAATTGGCCCGGCGCCAGCACGAATTTTCAGCAGGGCTCGATCGCGTTTACATCGGGCGTCAATGTCGGTGTGACGGCTAACGTCAATTCCGTGGTGGCGGGCAGCTCATTGACGCTCGGTTCTCCGCTGCGGAGCGCGCCTTCGCCGGGCGACACGTTCACCGTCTATTTCGGCTGCGACCACACGCCCGACACCTGCCAGAATAAATTCAACAATCTTGCGAATTTCCGCGGCTTTCCCTACGTGCCGCCGCCGCAAATGGCGATTTGAAATTCTGATGACGGACGCCAGACAATGGACGATGGAGCGAAGAACGCGGCGGCCGCCGTTCATCCGCCGTCCGACATCCATGGTCTGTCTATCGACGCGCAGCGCGCCGCCGTCGTTGCGATGGCGCGTTCGTGGGTGGGCACGCCGTACCACAATTGCGCCGACATCAAGCATGTCGGCGTCGACTGCGGCATGCTCTTGGTGCGGGTCTTTGTGGATTGCGGCCTATGCGCGCCGTTCGATCCGCGTCCCTATCCCGTCGATTGGCATCTGCACCGCAACGAGGAACGCTATCTCGGCTTCATTTTCGACCGTAGCTGCGAGATCGCGCGGCCCGAGCCGGGCGACATAATGGTGTTGCGCTACGGCCGTTGCTACTCGCACGGCGCCATCGTCACGCGCTGCACTCCGCTCGGCATCGTGCACGCTTATTATCCCGCGCGCCGTGTGATCGAGGAGGAGATCGCCCAGAATACCGTGCTGGCGGACGCCGCACGCAAGCCGCGCTTTTTCAGCATCTGGGCGAAATCGCCGAACAGGGCAGGGGCATTGCCGTGAGCCTCTTTCGCGCGCCGAAGCAACAGAAGGCGGTCACGCCGGATTATACCGGTCTGCAGATCCAGACCGCCGTCAGCGCACTACCGATCCCGATCGTATGGGGCCAATCCAAGCTCGCGCCGAATGTAATCTGGTACAACAATTTTCAAACGCACAGCCAGGGCGCCGGTGGCGGCGGCAAGGGCCTTTTCCACAGCAGCGGGTCGGCTACGAACTATACCTATAGCGCCGCGGTCATTATGGCGCTGTGCGAGGGACCGATCACCGGCATCAACCAGATCTGGCGCGGTCAGTCGATCTATACGCTGTCGAGCCTGGAACTCTCCTTGTTCACTGGAACCACGCCGCAGAGCACGTGGAGCTATCTTGCGACAGCCTATCCGTCCCAGGCGCTCGCCTATCAGGGCACGGCGTTCGTTTGCGCCCCGAACTATGATCTCAGCAGCGCGGCGACACTCGATAATCACAATTTCGAAGTCCAAGGCTTTTTCCATGGCACTGGGGCGAACGGCGCCGATGCAGACCCGGCGAAAATCATCGCCGATTTTCTCAGCAATGCACAATACGGCGCGGGCTTTCCCATCGGCAGCATCGATCTTGCGACTCTCTATGGCGCCGGCGGCGACGCTTCGCTGCAGACCTATTGCAGGGCCGTCGGCCTTGCGCTCAGCCCCGCGCTGACCAACCAGGAGACCGCCGCGAGCATTCTCGGACGCTGGCTGCAGCTGTGCAACACGGCGGCAGTGTGGTCGGGCGGATTGCTGCGCTTCATTCCCTATGGCGATATCGCGCTCACCGGCGGCGGCGTTACGTTCACGCCGAATGTCACGCCGCTCTACGATCTGACCGACGACGATTTCAAGGCGGACGGCAACGAAGATCCCCTGCAAGTATCGCGGTCCGATCCTTATCGAGCTTACAACGTGTGGCGCCTTGAAGTCGCCGAGCGTAACAATGCCTATAATCTGACGACAGTGGAATCGCGCGATCAGAATGCGATCGAGCTGTATGGCGCGCGTATCGCCTCGACTGTGACTGCGCACGAGATCTGCGACCCGAATGTCGCCCTGATCGCCGGACAGCTGATGCTGCAGCGGGCGCTATATATCCGCAACACGTATAAATTTCGTCTGTCGTGGGAATATTGCCTGCTCGATCCGATGGACCTGGTGACAGTCACCGATGCGCTCCTGGGGCTGAACAAGGCGCCGGTGCGCATTACGGAGATCGAGGAGGACGAAAACGGTTACCTCGAAGTCACCGCGGAGGAGTTTCCGCTCGGCGCTGCAAGCGCGACGCTCTATGCGACGCAGACGCCGACGAGCAACCCGCTGAACCGCAACGCGCTGGCGCCGCCGGTCAATCAGCCGATCATCTTCGAGCCGACCGACGAGCTCGCCGGCGGCCTGCAGATCTGGGCTGGCGTATGCGGCTCCGGCCCCGACTGGGGCGGCGCCAATGTTTGGGCCTCCTACCAGGAAGGCGGCAGCTATCAGAATATCGGCACCGTGTTCGGCCCCGCGCGCATGGGCGTCACCACCGCCGACCTGCCGGCGGTTGCCGTCAATGCGACCGGCGCGACCATCGATCAGGCCAACACGCTTGCGGTCGACCTGTCGGAATCCGGCGGCGCGCTCAATACGGCCTCGATCGCCGATGCGGCGGCGCTCAATACGGCCTGCTATGTGGGCGGCGAGATCATAGCCTATGCCAATGCGACGCTGACCGCGCCGAACAAATACAATCTCACCTACCTGGTGCGCGGCGCCTTCGGCACGGAAAGCGCCATCATCGATCATCCTGCCGGCACGCCGTTCCTGCGGCTTGGCGATGCGGCGATCTTCAAATTTGCCTACGATCAGAGCCGCATCGGGCAGACGCTCTATCTCAAGTGCCAGAGCTTCAATTCGTTCGGCGGCGGCGTCCAGGATATTTCCGACTGCCCTGCCTATCCGTACATGATCACCGGCGCGGCGCTGGCCTCGCCGCTGCCGAACGTGCAAAATCTCTATACGAACTACGAGGCCGGCTTCCAGAAAATCTACTGGGACGAGATCGAGGACTTCCGCAACGGCATTCTCTATGAGATTCGCCAAGGCGCCTCGTGGTCCGCCGCGGCGCTGATCCGCACCCAGGCGCACCCGCCCTTCATCGCCCAGGGCAACGGGACGTTCTGGATTGCGGCACGCTGCCAGCCGGTCGCCGGCCTGACGGTCTATAGCGAGACCCCGTCGGAAATCGTCATTTCCGGCAACCAGCTCTCGGCCAATCTGCTGGCGTCCTTCGACGAGCGCGCCACCGGCTGGACCGGCACTTTCAACAACGGCGTCGGCGTTGCCGGGCCGCCGTTCAACCCGGGCGGCGCCGATATCAGGCTCGGCGGCGCCGGCAACATCCTCGCCGAGTCGATCCTGCTGCAATCGACGACGACGACGGCAAGCACCGCCGCCGGCGGCACCGTGCTCGCGGTCGCCTCGGTCGCGAACCTTGCCGTCGGCCAGGCGGTCAATGATCTGACCAATCCGGGCGTCATCCCCGGCGGCACGACGGTTGCCTCGATCAATGCGGGAGCGTTGCAGGTCACGTTGAGCAATGCGGTGACCGGCGCGGGTGTCGGCAATGGCGACACCATCGTCTTTGGCGATCCGGATGTGCTGGATTACGGCGGCGTCATCGCCAATACGCCGCTCTATTACACCATCCCGTCAAGCCACATCATCATGTCGCCGGCGCTGGTCAATGCCGCGGTGAACGGCACGATCCAGGTGGTCGGCGTGCCGGCCAATCAGAATATCCTCGGCGTCGCCGACGTGCTGTCCTATCCGGACATCCTCGCTGCGGCCGACACGCAATATGTCGATGCGTGGATCGAGATCAATGTCGGCACGTTTGTCGATCTGTACGCGGCCGGCGAGCTCTATCAGGTGGCCGATCTCTACAATGCCGCCGTGTGGAGCGGCTGGCAGAAATTCGTGCCGGGCGTCTATCCCGGGCAAGCCTGGAATTTCCGGGTCGGGCTCGAAACGGTGTCGCCCGGCATCATCCCCTTTGTCACCGCGTTCTCCTACGCGGTGCAGCTGGCGGCGCGCATCGATCATTATCAGAACCTCAGTGTCGGCTCAGGCGGCCTGACGGTCGTCTTCCAGCCGGATGGCGCCGCCGCGCCGGCGGCCTTCAACGGCGGCCCGAACGGCGCCGGCGTGCCGTATTACCAGGTCTCCTGGCCGGCGCAGCCGGGCGATACCTACACCATCACGGGCCTGTCGCTCGCGCAGATGACCATCCAGTTCTTCAACGGCGACAGCCCGGTCGCGCGCGCCGGCGTCAACCTTACCGTCGAGGGGTTCTAGGGGCGGAAACCGTTCCCGCGGCTGCGGGGCAGCGTGGCGCCGGAAAACAAACAAACACAAACACTCTGACGTTCCCCGGATGCGGTGCAGCGTGCAGCGAAGCGGAACGGTGCACCGCTGTTCCGGGGCCGTCGCGGACTCGGCGTATGGGGGACTCGGAGTCCGTGACGATCCCGGGTCGGCAGCGCACCACTTCGCATTCGCTGCGTGCTGCGCTGCGCCCGGGAAACAGACACTCTGACGTTCCCGCGGCTGCGGTGCAGCGCTGCGCCCGGGAAGCAAACACTCTGACGTTCCCCGGATGCGGTGCAGCGTGGCGCCGGAAACAAACACGAACACTCTGACGTTCCCCGGATGCGGTGCAGCGTGCAGCGAAGCGGAACGGTGCACCGCTGTTCCGGGGCCGTCGCGGACTCAGGGACTCGGAGTCCGTGACGATCCCGGGTCGGCAGCGCACCGCTCCACTTCGTTCCGCGCTGCGCCGCGCCCGGGAAACAAACACTCTGACGTTCCCCGGATGCGGTGCAGCGCGTCAGCGGAAAACAAACACAAACACTCTGACGTTCCCCGGATGCGGTGCAGCGTGCAGCGAAGCGGAACGGTGCACCGCTGATCCGGGGCCGTCGCGGACTCGGCGTATGGGGGACTCGGAGTCCGTGACGATCCCGGGTCGGCAGCGCACCACTTCGCATTCGCTGCGTGCTGCGCTGCGCCCGGGAAACGCGGACGGAGGCGGCGCTGCGCCCGGGAAACGCCGCGCAAAGCACAAGGGACAAACGGCAATGATCATGCGCATGCGTGCCGCCATCGTCAGCGCCATCGTCAGCGCCATCGTGGGCGTCGCCCTGAGCGCGCTTGCCGCGCTGGCAATGCTCTGGCCTGCGCGCGCGGCGCAGTCGAGCCTGGTGACGCCCGGCGCGCCGCTGCCGATGACGGGCCTGGCAAGCTTCCTCAACAACGCCTTGCTGTCGATCGGCTCGTGCAATGCCGGCCCCGCGCCGCCCGCCAACGGCCCAGGGACCGCCGCGTTCGCCGGCGAATGCTGGATCAACACCGCGGCCAACCCATGGGTGTTCAATTACACCCCCGACGGCACGCATTGGGTTGCCTTCGGCACGCTCAACACGTCAAGCTTTGTCTGGACGTCCTATGTCGGCGGCGGCGCGGCGCTCGCTGCGGCGAACAATCTCTCCGACCTCGCCAGCGCGGCGACGGCGCGCAGCAATCTCGGCCTGGGCGGCTTGGCGACGCTCGGCGTCGGCACCGGGCTTTCGTCCGCCGCCGGCAATCTCAATCTGGCCAACACCGCCGTCACGCCGGGCAGCTATACGAGCGCCAATATCACCGTCAACGCCCAGGGCCAGATCACCGCCGCCGCGAACGGCTCAGGCGGCGCGAGCCTCAACGCGACCTATGTGTCCGGCAATTGGTACCTGCCGTTCAATTTTCAGACCCTGGTAAACGGCTCTCCGAGCGTCAACACGATCTATTGCTCGATCGGCGTCGTCGCCAAGAACGTCACCATCAAGGCGCTCGGTGCCAATCTTACGGGGCCTTCGTCCGGCAACAACTTTCAGCTCGCCATCTATTCCTATAGCGGCGGCACTCTCAGCCTGGTCGATTCAACAGGCAGCATTTCCGAGACCGTGGCGGGGGCCTTGTCGGCTACGGTGAGCAACACCACCGACAGCCTGACGGCGGGAACGCTCTACGCGTTTTGCGCCAACTCCAGCGGTACCGCGACGTTTACCGGCTACGGGGAGTCCGGCAACTGGGGCCTTGGTGGCACCTATGTTCTCGGCTCTGCGAGCCTTGCCAACGTTCTGTCGACAAGCGGCCCTTGGCCGGCGGGATTGAGCATATCCCAGACATTCGGAACCTGGCCGGCCTCGATCTCATATGCCTCGATGACGGCTCTGACGGCGAATGGTGCCGTTCCCGCCATTGCGATGCAGGTGAACTGACCAGGCTGATCGGACGGTCGGTCATGCGCGCCGGCGTCACCAAACGACGTTCCCCGGATGCGGTGCAGCGCTGCGCCGGGAAGCAAACACTCTGATGTTCCCCGGATGCGGTGCAGCGTGCAGCGAAGCGGAACGGTGCACCGCTGATCCGGGGCCTTCCCAAGCGTGGCGCGTGCCAAGAGCGCGGAGTCCGTGACGATCCCGGGTCGGCAGCGCACCACTTCGCATTCGCTGCGTGCTGCGCCGCGCCCGGGGAACAAACACTCTGACGTTCCCCGGATGCGGTGCAGCGCGTCAGCGGTGCACCGCTGTTCCGGGGCCGTCGCGGGCTCAGCGTATTGGGAACTCGGAGCCGGTGACGATCCCGGGTCTGCAGCGCACCACTTCGCATTCGCTGCGTGCTGCGCTGCGCCCGGGAAACGCGGAAATGAGTCGGTGCTGCGCCCGGGAAGCAAACACTCTGATGTTCCCCGGATGCGGTGCAGCGTGCAGCGAAGCGGAACGGTGCACCGCTGATCCGGGGCCTGCGCCGGCACGGCGCCTGAGCGCGCGGCGCCGGTGACGATCCCGGGTCTGCAGCGCACCACTTCGCATTCGCTGCGTGCTGCGCTGCGCCCGGGATACGCGGAAATGAGTCGGTGCTGCGCCCGGGGAATACAGCTCATAACAATTGATCGACGATCGCCGGGTCAAGCCCGGCGCATGAATTGAGGAAACTCCAAACAATGCGCAAACGCATCCCCGACGCGGTCCTGGCCGGCGCCGCCGCCTGCCTGCGCGCCGCGCTTGTCATCGCGCTCACCGCGCTGCCGCTGCAGGCCGGCCAGAACAATCTCTACAATCCGACCACCGGCACGCTGTCCGGCCTGTCGATGGTGCAGGGATTCAACAACGCGCTCGACAGCCTCAACACCTGCAATTCGGGCGCCTCGGCCCCGACCAATCAGCTGTCCGGCGCGCCCTCGGCCGGCAATTGCTGGTACAACACCGCAACCGGCGCCCTGCAGTTCTATGACGGCACGAGCTGGCTCACCGTCGGCTATATCGACCGGACCAATCACGTGTTCACGCCGGTGGTCGGCGGCGGCGCGGCCACCGCCGTCGCGAGCGCGGCGACCACCAATCTCTGCGGCGCCGCCGGCGCCGCGCCGATACAATCGTTCCTGTCGATCACCGGCACGACGACGATCACCTCGTTCGGCAGCAATTGCGCGGTCGGCCAGGTCAAGATTCTGTCCTTCGCCGCGGCGCTGACGCTGACCTACAATGCCGCCGCGCTGATCCTGCCGACGGCCGCCAACATCACGACCGCGGCCGGCGACACCGCAGTCGCGATCTATCTCGGCGCCGGCAGCTGGCAGATCGCGCTCTATCAGCGCGCCACCGGCGCGGCGCTGTCGTCGGTCGGCCTCAATGTCGGCGCCGGCTCGCTGGCCGCCTCCGCGCTCGGCTCGCTGGAACAGCCGGTCAATCTGCAGCTCAATGCCGGCGTCGCCGCCAATCAGCTCACGGTCGCCGTCAAGGGCGTCAACGGCGCCGACCCGTCGGCGGCAAATCCGGTGCTGGTCAATTTCCGCGACACCTCGTCGACCGGCACCGCGGTGCTCGGCTCGCTGCAGGCGGCGGCCTCGTTCACGCTCGCCAGCACGAGCTCGATGGGCTGCACGAGCGGCGTCGCCTGCCGGCTGTGGGTGACGCTGATCTGCCAGACCATTTCCAGCGGGCAATGCACGTCGATCCTGGTCGGGCTGTCCGTGCAGTCGACGGCGACGGCCTGCTACCCGCTCAACGAGGCGGTGCTGCAATCGACCGGCTCAGGCACCAATGGCGGCACCAGCGCGGGCGTGATCCAGACCTCGGTCGCCTCGCTGTCGGGCAAGCCGATCCGCATCGCCGGCTATGTCGAGGCGACCTGGACCTCGGGCACCGGCTGGGCGAGCGCGCCGAGCTACATCCAGCTGTTCGGGCCGGGCGTGAAGAAGCCGTGCGACCGTGTCGGCGGATTTTTTGTCTCGACCGGCGCTCTTATCAGCAGTGCCAACACCTATAGCCCCACCAACACTGCGCCGACCCCAAGCAACGGTGCGCTGGCACTATCGCAGGCCTACACGCCGACTTCGCCCCTCAATATTCTGCGCATTCATGGGGTTGTTGTGGCCGGCTCATCGTCCAATCCTGGCAGCAACAATGCGACAGGATTTATCTTCAATGGCTCGTCGACAGTCGCGGCAGCGATGGGTGGTGCGACCATCGGCGGCTGGCCGATAGCAATTTCGGTTGCCTATCAGCAGATCGCCGGCAGCACCAGCACGACAACCTGGTCACTCTATGGCGCGTCAGCAACGGCAAATACCACCATAAATGGGGGGACTGGTTCAGGCCAGCTCTTAGGCGGGGCCGCGTCAACGTTCCTCGAGCTCGAGGAAATCATGGGTTAAGGATGGCCGCCAATTTTCGGATGGAAACCGGTCGATTGAAGTGGACCCCATCAGCGGGACCACTCCTCGGGGTTTGTTAATTGGATTCTCGGCCGCTCCAATCTGCTCATTTTATCACATCAAGCAGCATTGAGCTGCTGCTGGTGTTGTTGCGG